GCGGGCTGCTGACTAGGAGGCACTACTGCCGGAGGAATGGGGCAGTATCTACGGTGTAGGCCGTGGTTCCCCTGCAGATTGCGCTTAGTCTTATCTCGTCGATATATGCGTGAGCACCTTTAAACGTAATCCAGCCAATCCTGCTGCCTGAGAAATCTAAACTTCCTAGGGTTTCTGAGTCTCGGGCCATCACTAAATCACCATTCACAAAATAGTAATACACCCACCCAGTACCAGCGGTGTTTAGTTTTCTGGTGTATCTCAGGGCCAGCCATGTATTAACTGTTGGAAAGTACGCCTGGAAAGCCTGGCCGCCTGAATGAATCATGTAGATATTATTCTCGCTTGAGTCTATGCCAATCTGAGTTCCAGTTGACTTGCCTAAAATCGTGTTGTTTTTTGCGTTACGCAATCTGACGCGAGCGTCAAGTGTAAATTCGCCTGTTATTACTAGCCTAGAATCTGTCGGCAATTGCACCGCACTGGCGGGGCTATCGGTGTTAGGCTGATCAAGTTTCAGCGAACTGCCGCCAAACACTGATTGCTCGGTTGATATCTGCGCGTTGCCAACTGCGGTCAGCGTCAGGTTTAGCGGGCCTTCATCATCAAATGTGGTGGAGCCGTTTGCTCCATTGAAGCCGCATAGGAATAGGTTTGATTCAAAAAATGGATCGTAGATAGTTGTGTCGAGCGTGTTGGCCGCCGTGGTTCGCAGCAGGATCAGCGATCTGGCGGCGGGGGGCGTGGTCGGCACGCCCCCCGCCGTGGTGGTCAGGCGGATAATCGAGGTGGCAGCGGGGGGCCCAGCTGGCAGCGCCCTGGCGGCCGTGGTTCGCAACACGATGCGAGATGTAGCGGTCGGGACCAGGGCCACCCGCACCCGCACCGCCCAGAACGTGCAGGTCAGAAAATACAGCTCGGCGCCCGCAACTGATTGAACGTCCTCCTGCTGGGGATCGCCTGCATAGACCCAGGCGTAGCCAGGCCGCGACAGTGCCGGGGCCAGGGTGACGGCATCGAAAGCAAACGGGCGGCCCTGCTGATCGCGTGCGTGGTTGCGCACTGAGTTGGCCTGGGCTTCGGTGAGGCTCTTGAGCGGCAGGGTCAGCGTGGCGCCGGTGGCCATGGTGTCGGCCGCGGTGGTGACGCTGCTGCCGTCATAGCCCTCAACCTCCGTGGCAGGGATCGCGCCGGGGGTGATGATGACATCGGCAGGGATGAGGGCAGGAAAAGTCGCCATCGGACTACACCCCGGTCAAGCTGGAAAATTCAAATTTCCAGTCCCAGGACCCTGAGATGGTGCCATCTGCCAGGTGTTGGTATTCATTGACGATAGTCGTAGGCGTCCCGTCTGCGTTATATATTCTGACGCGGGTAAAGTTTGCGTCTTCAAATATCTTGACCGCTGTCTGGCCGGGAGTGACGGAGATATCAATTTGCCTAGTCAAGCCACCAGGGCTAGATATTCTCGCAAAGCTCATAAGCAAGACATATTTTGTAAAGTTAGTCGGCGGTTGCGGTGGCAACGTCGGATTCGCTGGGCCGTCAGGCGTGCCAGGCTGAGCAGGGATGCCAGGGGGGTCAACCGGGCCGGTCGGCGGCAGCGGGGCAGGGCTGCCACCTCCACCGCCGCCGGCTCCTCCACCCCCGCCGCCAGGGGGGCCAGCTGGAACACCACCTCCAGCCACAAAGTTGCCACCGCCACCGCCACCGGCACCCGCATACTCTCCGCTGGTAGGAAACCGCCCATTTTTGTTGTAGAAATAGACCTCCTCAGCGGTCCGGCTATCTGCATCCTCGTCAGGGATTGAGGTATCAGTGGCCCTGCTGGGGTCTGCATCGCAGGAGGGGCCGCTGTTGCCGGTGATGAACATGTCACCCGCTACCGTCACTGCCGCCACGTCTAGCGCCACCAGAGAGCGGTGGTGCGCGTCAACTGGGAAATGCTCCAGTGAGAGGGTCAGATGCCCATCACGGCTCTTGTTCAAGTTGGTGACCAAATACCATTGGACCATTGGATCGCTGGCCTGTGTCTCCAAGTCTTCCCGGTCCAGCTGAAGTGCGACCTTATCGCCCTCGCCTAGCTCAGAAGTCCAATAACCAGGCTTGACTATTACTTGCGCTGAATGAGTGATGTGGCGGCGCTTTGCTTGATTGAAACGCATCGCCCGCGCAATATGAATTTCTGAGGTTGCAAACTGGCTTAGATCATGTGTTTCGATTGGTGCCGAGTCCGGGGTGTCGTCATATTTGACCGTGCTAGTTCTGGTGATTCCTGACAGCCCATCGTCACCCTGCTGCCGCCACGCCACTTCAGCGATGAATGGCCGCCTGGCCTGAGGGTCTGAAAGCTGATACGAATAGCTGCCATTTACTACGGCTTCGTTGTCAAATATCCATTTCGGCACTTGCGGGCCAACATCAATCGCGCCGCTAGGTGTGACGGGCAGTAATGGCGTCAGGCCATATCGACCCCCTACACTGGTTTCCCGCACCAGAAAATAAGGCCCGACTTTGTTTAGCCAATCACTGGTGCTGGTTGGTTCGGTCAAGATGCCGTCCCAAAACAAGCTATTCACCGCCATAAAATTGGCAGTCTTAACAAACGAATCGCGATCAATTTGTATCTCTGAAACCTTGCCGGTGTGGGTCAGCAGCCAGTAATAAAGCTCGGCCAAGTTGTTGCTGCTGCCGTAAACGCCATCAGTCAGCCGGGTAGACTGAACGCCGTCGCGGATAAAAGCATGTACCGACCGCTTCCAGTATCCTTGATCTTCATTTGCGACACCATAAGGGTCGTCGCCATTGATATAAACAACCGAAAACGAAAGCGTGGACATGCCTTCGTAGGTGCCGGCCGTGCCGCATATTGTGGGCGCTGGAACAGCCTTGGCGACCAAATAATTATTGTTTAATAAAGCCTCAGACTGATTTTTTCCATCAACAAAAGTGGTAGTTCTAAAATACAAAACGTTTCTATATACATCTTTAAGAAAATTGCCAGGGGCCCACCTTCCTGCTCGCTTGTTTCGTGATTGGCTGAACTGGCCAACCCTGCAACGGCCTTGAAAGATATCGCGTACCTGAATACCTCCTATATTACCCTCACTTAAAACAAGATGATAAAAAACTTTTACAGTATTGGGAAGGTCAAGACTGACGGTTCTGTACTGAATTTGCCCACCTGATGTAACGCTATAAGGTTCTTCGCGTAGCTCTGTTGGGGTTTCAAATCTGCAAGCAGTGGCCTTGGGTGCAATCAAAACCCCGCCCGTATTGCCTACTCGACGGGTCCATACAATTGGAATTCGCTCAAACAGCAGCATCGCTTCCTGATCTTTACCCAGATCCAGCCCCCCTGATATTCCATTACCGCTGCCAATGGCCATGCTCCCGCCCAGGGCCGCCGCGTTGGTGCTCGTTGCATAGCGAGAAGGCCGCGCCTTGGCGCCTACACTGTTAATAGCAGACTGATATACGTCACCAGCAAAAGAACTTGACGAACGTGAGTTGCCGCCCCCGCTATTTCCCGACCGCATTATCGGCGCAACCATTAGAACGACAGCACGCAGGGTGTCCCGATCAATTCGGTAGTCGCAATTCTAGGTGGAATTATGGCAACCACTGGCGGCAGGGTGCTGCTGGCAGAAAATGAGATCCCGGTCAGCGTGCCACCACCGCCACTGATGGCGAGCAATGCTGAGTCGTCCCGGATCAGGCCACCCAGGACAATTCGATATTGCGTCACCTGAATCAACCACTGCCCCGCCACTGCCTGCAACACCAGGGCCAGGGTGGCGGGGGAATGGGCGCAGGTGATTGTGACCGATGCTGCCGCCACACCCGAATCAAACCCAGGGCAATTGAACTCCTGATACCGCCAAGCCTGGGGCCCGTCGCCGTCGCCAGCATCCCAGCTGCTGAAGGGAGGATTGTTGGCCAGGTCGAGCCGGTGCCAGCGGGCCCGGGCCACGCCGGAGGGGTCCATCCATTTGAGGGTCTGGGTCCAGAAATAGGGGCCGGTGGCCATCAGACCATCCCCAGGGCCTTGCGCCCGTCATAGCTCTGGAGGTGATCCCAGAGCTGGCCAACGCCATCGCTCACCATGGCCTCGGCATCCTCGCGCCGGATCCACTGGGAGCCGTCGGGCTGCTGCTGGACTGGGCCGGTTTGAACCTGGATCGTTGGGGCGAAAGTGTCT